TCATAACCCGGAGGTCGCAGGTTCAAATCCTGTCTCCGCAACCATTATTTCCAACAACGTGTTCAATGTGCTTTGTATATTGAACACGTTGTTCTTTTTATCTCCGGAAACGTCAATTCGCTTCACAAGCAACTTTACGGACTTTTCATCCGGATTGTTTTTCAAGGCATTCAACCACCGCGTGATTGTATCAACCGTGTAATCTTCCGGTGGCTCTGTCGCTTCCAGCGCTTTAATCTCATCCTTGATCTCTGTCATGCGCTGGCCGATATCTGCAACAACGTCAGACGGCAGCACACCGGAGGAAAGATTTTTCAGCAGCGTGTCATATTCTTTCTGCTTCTCGGCTATTCTTGCGTTCAAAACGTCATAGAACGCCGTCAAACGGTTTTTACTGTCGCTCTGATATCTGCGCATGGCTGCGGTTATAAGCATTTGGTTCGGCTCAGAGAGCAGCTCACGAAGGTAACGAATGGCTGCTTCGTCAACCGCTGACATGAGCACCGTAGGCCGTCCGCAATGTTCAGAGCATACATAGCGATAATAAGTGTGCCCTTTGCGCGTGCTCTTGCAAGCGTGCATCTTTGCCCCGCACGAACAATATACAAGACCAGAACACATATAATCTGCTTTGCGTCCAGCGTTCTTCCTGCTGTTCATAATTGCTTGTACCTCCATAAATTGCGCCTTAGTGACAATTGCCGGTATAGCACCTTCTACCCGTATTGCTTCAGGCTTCTGCCTTCGCTGAGCGCGTTCTACGGCTTCCTGAGGCGTGTACAAATATACACCGGTATATTTCTCATTTCTCAGCATCTCGTAAATCTGCGTGTATTTGATAGGCTTTCCGCGCTTGCCGGTGATCCCGGCTGCGTCAAGCTCTGCAATGATGGGCTTAAAGCCTGTCCCATCTTGTGCAGCGGTGAAGATACGGCGCACATAGGCTGCTTCCAGCTCGTTAATAACATACTGCTGATTTACCACATCGTAACCGAACGGAGCATAGCCGCCGTTGTGTAAGCCCTTCAGGGCGGTTTCCCTGTGGCCTTTCTGCACTTCTGCCGAAAGGTTATCAAGATAGTATTCAGACATAGACCACATGAGCGCACGCATGATCTTAGCCTCTGACGTGTTGCCGAAGTCCTGCGCCACGGCTACTAGCTCTATATTATCCGCCTTAAGCCGTCCTTCGAGGTTTACGTGCTCTGCAAGGCTGCGGGCTACTCTGTCATACTTGTGGATGAGAATGACGCTGAAAAGCCCCTTGTGCGCGTCTCTGAGCATCTTCTGATACTGCGCTCTGGCTGCTGTCTTTGATTCCTTGCCGCTTATGGCCTCATCTGCGTATATGCCGGTCACGGTCAGATCGTGCCGCTCGGCGTATTCCGTGCACGCTCTGACCTGCGCGTTAATACTGGCCTCGTTCTGCCGGTCTGATGAAAACCGGGCATATATTACAGCGTTCATGTTCTCACATCCTTTTACCGCTCATGCTTCTGCATGGGCGGTTTTTTGTTACAGTAACGCCGTGTGTAATCACGATTCATTGTTGCCGCCTGTGGGCGTTTCTACGCCCTCTGACGGCCTTCCTTTTTGGGTGGTATCCGTATCTGAAAGCGTTTCTGGCGGCTCTGTGCGCTTATAATCGTCTATCTTGGCCAGCTCCTCCACACGCTCACAAGCTACTTTTTGCCCAACTTCATTCAGAGCCGAAAAGGCTTGTTTCATTCTGCTTTCAAGATGGGCTTGCTGATCTGCATGAACCAGGTCAAAGGGGACTTCTTCCCATTCTGATGAATTGAGTTTGCGCAATCGCTCTTTTGTCTTTGCCATAAATTCATCGGACGCAGCAAGAAAGAGTTTTAGAAAGGGTTCCCCCAAGACTTCCGCAATTTCTCCAATGACTTTAGATGATGGGTTTCTCTGCCCTTTCTCATAGCGCATTATTGTAACGCCTGACACGCCTATAGCTTTTCCAAGCGCTTCTTGTGTAATGCCAGCCTCTTCTCTGGCTTTTTTTATCATTTGCCCGTAATCGGTCACAGTAACACCTCCTCATTTACAACAATACCACACAGAAAGAATAAATCAACCATTTTGGTTGGAATTTTTCCGAATCCTATTGACTACCAACCATTTTGGTTGTATCATAAGTATAAAACAACCAAAATGGTTGGAGTGCTTAGAGTGGAGGCGTAAACATGAAACTAAATACATTGAGGATCAAGCACATTTTGCTTGATAAAAGCATGAGTCGAGCAGAACTTGCAGAAAAGGCCGGGGTCTCATACCAGCGCGTATGCTCTTATCTGACGGGGTATTGCAGACCTTCATTGAACAACCTTGGTAAAATCGCCAAGGCGCTGGATGTAAACCCAGCGGAGATCATCGAAATGGAGGATTGATAGCATGAACGAAAGCAGCGGTGCAATGTGCCGCATACCGGTCAAGGCAACGATGCAATACGTTAACGGCGTTATGACAATGGTAAATGCTCAATGGGCTGACATATCAGCAGATGCTATTGCACGTTTTCTTATTGAGAAATTCGGCCTTGACATCGGAGAGGGGGCGAGCTGATGGCGAAAGCAAAAGAGAAACCCGGCGTTATGGTCTATTGGGAAACCTTTGATGTGCTGGAAAGCCTTGTAGACGGTGACGCAAAGCAAATGCTGGCAGCGATACGGCAGTATTCACAATATGGTGTACTGCCGGACTTCACCGGCAACGCCATATTAACAACGCTCTGGTTGCTGATCCGTCCGAAACTTGATGCAGATTCCGAACGATATGAAAGAATCAGAGAGCAAAAGCGTGAAGCCGGTCTTGCAAGTGCGGCTAAAAGAGCTAACGAGCGTCAACGGGCGTTAGCAGATGTTGACGAGCGTCAACGGATTCAACCAACTACAACAGCAACCGCAACCGCATCCCCAACCGCATCCCCAACCACACCCCCAACCGCAACCGCATCCCCAACCACATCCACAGCATCAGAACAAGGTTTAAGGGATAATGAAGAAAGGGATAAGGGTGTGACTTGTCACACTGCACCCGTTCCCGCTGATAATCCCGATGCCAATTTTGAGAAACTCCGCCAAGAGCAAATAGCAAAGCTGGAGCAGCTCAGTAATGGAGGGATGATGCATGGAGTATGAGCGCTTTACCCGGATTTGCGGACAAATCTACAAAACAGTTGATACGCGGTTTAGCTTTAATGACTGCATGAAGGTCTTTGACGCATATTTCTCCTGTTACCATGACTTTATGGGAGCGGAACACCCAACGCCAAGCTACAAGCAGATTGCGGCGATCATGGAGAAGATGCCGAACGTAGCGGATGAACACATAGAATTCGACCTTGAGCCGGAAGACTACGAAAAGATGATTCCGGCCTACTTCCTGATTGATTTTCCAAACTGCGATTACAACATTTCGCATTTCTTCGCCGGAAACATCCGGCTGTATCGGTACTATGAAACCTGTTATTAATGGAGGTACATAATGAACAGAAACGAATATATCGGAAAAATCACGTCGCTGCTTTCTTTCCTGACAGACAATCAGGTAAAGTACATCTACTTCCTTATGGAAGAGCTGTTCACCGACAAGGAAAGCGAAGCGTGAGCTACTACAACACCTGTAAACAAGAAAAAGCCGCTGTCAGCGTTCACAGCACCGACAGCGGCAAGGTGGAAAAGATGTTCAGCAAACTTTTTTCCACCTCTGATGATACTAAAGATTTTAGGAGGATGCAAGCATGAACTGTAAGGATTTTTACGTACAGGCGATTTTCGATCTCGTAGAACGCTGCAACGATCTTTCCGCGCTGGATCTGATCTATAAGATTCTCGCCAATAGCACTCTTGCAGACGATGAAGACGATGAAAATTAAGATCAGCTACGAAGAGCGGGAAGCGGCCGATGTGGAGCGGCTCATAGATCTTCTAAGGCCGATTATAGACCGCTTCAAGGTAAAGAAAAGCGAAGGTACGCCACCATATAAGCACCTGTATTTCACACCTAAGAAATGCGGAAAACATTGATATTACAGGAGTTTTTCTTGACAACCTACCCCCCCGTTGTGCTATAATATAAATGTAAAGTACCGCACCGGGAACGGTGTAAGATTCGTGAAATCGTGGGAAATCGGCTGTTGCAGCTGGTTTCCCACTTTTTTTATTTTTAGCCCACTCTGGGCGTAAAACGGAGGTATCAGCATGCATGAACGATTTTAATCTTGAATTCCTTGAATCTACGTTGAAACTCATGGACTACGAGCGCATTAAACCCATTGCAAATGATCTGTTGCGCCGGGGCTATGCAGTAGAACGAATCGCGGCGCTTATGTTTCGCTACGGATGGACAAGCGGACGAAAAGCCATGAAAGAAAGTCAGGCATTCCGTAGGCAAGCATATGCCGAGCGACGGCAGCAGAGGAATACAAACACAATCAGCCATACTTCAGGCGTGAATGAAGGGAGCGTTTAATCATGGCAGAAAACAACAATTCCAACCAGAATCCAAACCCGGAAGCCGGGGAAAAGACCTTTAGTCAGGCCGATGTAAACCGCATTGTAGCGGATCGCCTTGCAAGGGAGCGAGACAAGCGGACGGCAGAGCTTGACGAAAGGGAAAAAGAACTGAAGCGCAGGGAGCTTTCCGTTGCTGCCCGCGAGAAGCTGGATGCGGCAGGGCTTAACAAAGAGCTGTGCAAGGTTCTGAAATATGACGATGAAGCCGAGCTTGACGAAGCTATCATACAGCTTCAGAGCATCAAAGGCTTTAACGCAGAAAATCCGGAGAAATCCGAGAAGAAAGTTATTGAAAACAGACTTCCACCGGTCGAGAATATTGATCCTCCCGATCCGTTCCGGAAGGCTTTCCATTTGCCAAATGAATAGGAGTTGATATTATATGGCAATTCCTCTTGCAACGAAATTTGCTCCGTATACCGATGAGCAGTTTAAGAATGAATCCAAGCTTTCCCTTGTGACGAACAAGGAATTTGACTGGACAGGCGCACACACTGTCAAGGTCTACAAGGTTTCCACCGCCAAAATGAACGACTACGGCAGAACCGGCCCCGCAGAAGGGAATTGGAGCCGCTACGGCAGTATTTCCGATCTTGGAGCCACCCCCGAAGAATTTACCCTGCGGAAAGACCGGTCTTTCATCTTCAATGTGGACAAGCTGGACACGGATGAAACCGCGCAGCAGGTTCAGGCTGCTTCCGCCCTTGCCCGTCAGAACCGGGAAGTTATTATTCCGGAGATTGATAGCTATGTATATGGCATTATGGCAGCAGGAGCCGGAACCAAGGCAACCGCAAAGGCGCTGACCGCTGCCGACATTTACACCGACATTCTGGACGCTTCCAAGGCTCTGGACGATGCCGAAGTCCCGGAGACCGGGCGCGTGCTGCTTGTCTCCCCGGCAACGTATCAGCTGCTGAAGAAGAGCGCGGACGTTGTCCTTGAAACCGAGATCGGCGCAGATATGCGCGTGAAGGGCGTTATTGCCAATCTGGACGGCGCAGCCGTTATCAAGATTCCGGCTATCCGTCTCCCGGAGAAATTCGGCTTTATGCTCTGTCATCCCTCCGCTACCGTTGCCCCGGTCAAGCTGGAAGATTACAACATCCATGAGGATTCTATTTATTCCTCCGGCGCTGTTGTGACCGGCCGAATTGCTTATGATGCCTTTGTTCTGGACAACAAGAAGATGGGCATTTACTATCAGGCGACCACCTAAAACATGGGGCGCACGGGCTTATATGCGGCCTGTGCGCCCTTTTCGTTTAAAGGATGAAAATTATGAACCACATCGACAAATTGCTTGTTCAGGCTAAAAAAACAGCTTGCCCGACAATATACAGCGCATTTTGCATCATAGATAGGGACGTTGAATCAGGAAAATGGGTAGCTGCTCCGCAGCTTTGGGACAAGGGATTTAATATTCGTGCAATTCCAAGAGACTGGCAAACAGAATATGACACGTCGGAAGAAGCTGTGGAAGCTGTAAATGATCTTTATGAATCGCTTGATATAAAAGACCCTGAGCGGCTGGTTATTCTAATTGATGATGTAGGCGCTTTGGAGGATTGATACCATGCAACGCAGAAAAACTTTGAAGCTGTCCACACCGGAAGATATACGGCGGGCAATATCCAGAATTGCTAACATGGTGCTAAATGGCGAGCTGGACAGCAAGGAAGCAAATACGTTGATATATGCTTGTAATTCGGCTTTGTCCGCTGTCCGGACGGACGAATACCGGCGCAAGGTGGAAGAGCTGGAAATGCTCTTACTTGAACAACAGGAGAGAAAATAAGATGAATGTTTGTAAGCTGATTATTAGACAGATTCGATTAAGAAGAAAGATCCACAAGCTTATTTCCAGAATGTGCGATTGCATGACAGAAGGGGACGTATACGAAAGCGCCGCTTTTATTGGGGTGGCGTATAAACTTATTCCAGAATATAAGAAAGAAGCGTTTCTTGACGAATTGCAGAAGGTGGTTGAAAATGTTCATAACGTTTGAAGACTATCATACTCAAGTCAAAGAAGCGCTGAATGATGGAGCTATAAAAGGACTTATTGAAGCAGCGCTTGAGATACAGGCGCAAGCCGTGGACAATTCCAGAGTAGACACTGGACAGCTACGTGGATCATGGAAATATACAGTTGATGAAGCGGCCCTTAAAGCAACCATTGGCAGCCCCCTTGAAAATGCTATCTGGGAAGAATTCGGAACTGGCGAATATGGCGCTAAAGGCAATGGTAGAAAAGGCGGCTGGAGCTATCAGGACGATAGCGGCAATTGGCATCACACCACCGGCAAGAAGCCAAACAGGACGCTTCAGAGGGCTTTTGCAATGAAGAAGAATGTTGCAACAAGACTGATTGAGCAGAACATAAAAAACGCTATGAAATAACAGATGGAGTAATACAGATGACTAATGAAGACCTTGCAACAAGGATTCAGGCCGGAGAAGATGCGCTTACTTTTCAGCTTTGGGAGCAGTGCAAGAGCTTTATTTGCAAACAGGCTTATAGATGGGCTAAAGCATGGAAAGATCGCGCAGACTTTGACGTTGACGATCTGATTCAAGCCGGTTATTTCGCCCTGTGTGACGCTGTGAGCAGCTTTCAAGCCGAACGTGGGAGCTTCATAACGTTGCTTGATATGCCCCTTAAAACACGTTTTCAAGAGGTCGCACGCTGCCAAACTATGACGCAGAAATTAGAGCCGATTAACGGTGCTGTGAGCCTTGACGCGCCCGCTTATACTGACCCGGATAATGAAGTTACAATAGGCGATACTATCCCGGCAAATGATACCGGCTTTGAAGATGTGGAAGAATCCCTTTATCAGCAGCAAGCGGCCACTATATTGCATGAAGCTGTAGACAGTATACCGAAGCGGCAAAGCGACGCTATTAACCTTTATTATTTTCAATGGAAAACCCATCAGGAAATAGCAGATTGCCTTAACGTTTCTACCAGCAGAGCGCAGCAGATCGTGAAGCAGGGCTTGAAGGATATTAGAAAGAGCGTATACGCACCCGCTCTTACAGAGCTGTTTTACAGAGATCAAAACTTTTATCAGTATAGCGGCTTTGCGTATTGGAAGAGTAGCGGCATGAGTTCGCCGGAAAGAGCTGCAATAATCAAAGAGCGACTAGAAAAGCAATATACAAATGCTGATTGGGGCGGCAAGGTGTCCTTGCTTCACCGACTAGGATACTCTATAGAAAAGGCGCAAATCGTAGCCACATTAGACAGCAGAACAGCGTGA